ACCCCACACGATTACGCGAAAGGACTATTCGGCATGTGCATTCACTCAAAAAGTTTTAAAGTTTTGTAAAATGATGACTGAGCGTGGTCACACTGTATATCACTACGGCCACGCAGATTCTGAGGTTGTCTGTACGGAACACATCGCCGTAACTGATAATGAAGTTCTCGAGAAGGCATATGGAATTTACAACTGGAAAAAGAGCTTCTTTCAACACAATACTGCAGATCACGCTCACCAAACATTTAATCAGCGTGCAATTATAGAAGTAGGAAAGCGAGCTCAACCGAATGACTTTGCTCTATGTTTTTGGGGATATGGTCACCAAGCTATTTTTGAAGCCCATCGTCAACTAATCCCTGTAGAGCCCGGTATTGGATGTCCGAATCCGGTTTGTACGCCTTACGCCGTATATGAATCGCACTCAGTTATGAACTTTGTTTACGGAAAGTTTGACAAGTCACCTAAGTTCTACGATGCAGTAATTCCTAATTATTTTGATGTGAAAGATTTTGATTTTTGTGCTACGCCGAAAGATTACTTTTTGTTTGTTGGTCGTATTATCGATTCAAAGGGAATTGGTCTTGCTGTTGATATGACAAAACGAATTGGTGCGAAGCTCTATGTTGCCGGTCAGGGAGATCTAGCTGCAGCATGTGGCGGTACTGTTCCGGATCACGTAACTGAAATTGGTTATGTTGAGCCGCATCAGCGTAAAGAACTCATGAAAAACGCAAAGGCCCTTATTGCACCTACCCTTTATAACGAGCCGTTTGGAGGTGTTACAATTGAGGCTCTATTTTCCGGAACACCGACAATTACGTCTGACTGGGGTGGATTTGCGGAGAATAACCTTCACGGAATAACGGGTTATCGTTGCCGCAATATGGAACAGTATATCTGGGCGTGTAAAAATATTGATCGTATTTCTCGCCAAGATTGCCGTGATTGGGCGGTTAATAACTTTAGTCTAGAACGTGTTGGTCGCATGTATGAGGAGTATTTTAACACTCTTCTTAAAGTACACGACGGCTCGGGTGGATTTTATGCAGAGAATCCTGATCGCACTGATCTTGAGTGGTTGACTCGCTACTATCCTACAGGATCAATAAAGCAGCCTCCGACGGCTTCTGAGGAACAGTTCCTGAAGCCCGATGCTGTAGTACTAAATCCCAAACAGTCTTGAAGCTTTCAATATTTTTAATTAACCATTCTGGATTATGATTAATAGTTTGTTGCTGTATTTGTGAAAGTTCCCAATAGAAAATGCGATGATCATCTTCTTGATTAAATATTTCAGATCTCCAAACAGGAACCGTTCTGGAATCAGTAAAATGTTTATACGTAACAACTCCAGCGTCTGTAACACCAAAGAATGATTTATACTGAGCTTTGGAATCCACCCACTCAGTATAGGTTAGCTCCTTAAACTTCATCTCGACAAACTCACATTGTGTGATACCGGCACATTCCATTTGGAGCTGCATTTGACACATATATTGAGCAGATACGGGGCTACCATCTAGGACACGACTAATCGGACACTTAATTTCAATGAGTCGATTATGAAGCGGATGAGTAGTATCTACCGAACGCAAAATACCGTCTGGCGATGCTCCGAGAAACGAATACGCTGGATGAGGAATACACGTCGTATCTACAATATTAATTCCAGGATTTTGAGAACAGTAAATATCTTTTGCAATTTGTTCAAAACGAGTTCCCCATACAAGAGATCGTGATCCTGAACCTTCTGACGAACGAGGTGCAAGTTTTGACATGATAATTTCATGTTTCATTGCAGGCGTAGCATCCACACATGCTTTAACAATTTCAGATGCGGTTAGCATCTCACCTCGCTTTTGATGCCATTCAGCTGTTCTCTGATCATTTTTTCCATACTTTGCAATCAAATCATCAATAGCGCAGTTCATTTATTTTATAACCTATACTAGTATATAAACCGAATCCATTTTAATGTTAAGAATGAAAACTATCAATAAGATGGAAATTCAATCGCAAGAGCAATGGGTATTATACCGTCTGGAAAAGTTTTATTCAAACGCTGAAAACTTTCAACATGTAAAAAGTATTCTGGATGGAAAATCAAAAATTTCTCTTCGTCTAATCGACTGGTTTGTTACAAATTACTCGAAAAAGTATAATGTGACATATGTAACAAAATCTCAAAAACATATGATTGTATACCTATCCTATAAGTCACATCTAAAGGCGTATAGTAAAAAAATGTTTGACCCATTCTGTCGCTGGAAGCGTATTAAGTTTCACGAGATGGAAACAACGGTTGGCCAGCTAAACTTTTTTGAATGGGCGATCACAGATGAAGTTCTAAAGTATCTAGAAGATCACCAAGAAGAAGTTCACAAAGATATGGAGAATCGTCTACAAGATTCTAAAAAGAAAGAAGAGCAACCAAAGAAACGTCACGAACTTTCAAATTCAGCTACAAAATCTATGAAGCATCACGATACGCGTGTAACTATTTCATTTGATTAACTTTATTAGTAACAAATGTTCTCAAGACTGAGATCGAGTCTATGCTATAAAAATTTATCTCCTGAGATTGCTAACCATGATCAGGATATAGATGCAGATGAATGGGATTATAATGGTCGTGTTGTATATCGTGGATTAGTTGACCCTCAATATCAAAAAGAAAATCTTTCTGTTTATTGGTTATACGATTCTGATCTAAAACGCGTTGGACTTTCTGAACATGAAAAGGACAACGAAGAAAAATTTGAAGCACTTTGGTTTCGTGAGAATGATTTTTCCACTTTACTGCAAGAAGATTGGAAGTCGCTCGATAAAACAATTTGGTCTTTATTATCTCCAGAAGCATATCAAGATTGTTTGGAAGATGAGTTTGAGAATATAATTGATCGTACACTTTTATCAAATGTTCGCCTTATAACTCCTTTATTTGTAGAAGACACTCCGACTATATATGAATGCGAAAAATGCAATAAGAAGTCTATCTCAGAGATGAAAACATGTTCAACCGTGAAAAAAACTTATATAACTTCTAATTCTCTTCTTTTTATTGATTCAAATTATATTTTGTATGTTCCTCCGACAAATTCATCTATCTGGTCTAAGCTGAAGCTCCCGACGCCTTCTTACGACGACTTACCGGCTTCTCGCTCTGAACAGGCTCTTCCTGAGGAGCTGACTCCTCAACTGCCTGAGACTCCTCAGCAGGAGCTACAGGCTGAACCGGAGCATCCTCCTCATCCTCCTCCTCAGGACTCTCATCCTTAAACACATCCTTAGCAGTTAGCTTACTCTGAGGATATACACGCGCAAACGTAAGACGCCAGGTAATACCGAAGCTACCACCAGAGATCGTATAGACACTACCGCTGATTACTAGACTGGCACTGACTCCCTTAGGGAATACGCTTGAGAGAGAATCGGGAGTAGCATAGATCGGATTGCCATTTCCATCTGCAATGTCAGCCTTTACACTGCCATCGTAGACGGGAAGCTTCACTCGGAAGCTAGGCGGATACTTACCATTCGGTACGCGCTCGCCGTTAACAACGTCAGTTGAAAACTTCACAATCTTGGAGAAGCTATCGCGGATAGCCTCTAGAGAGCGCTTCTTACCAAACCATTTGGTACTGTTCTCGAGCGCCTGCTGAATAACTGTCTCCTCTAGATCGAGAAGAAAGTTGTAAAGAGCACCAGTGTCAGAACCATCCGTGCTACGAGACTTTGCATACTCATCGCAGCCCTTGAGAGGGACACTGATTGAATATGACTTAGCTCCAGTCTTGTCGTCTACCTGGGTCCAAAGACCACCTGAAAGTAGAACCTTTGCGGGTAGACGAATCTGAAAACTCTGACCGCCGTGCTTCATGTTAATCGAAGGGCTGCGATTAGGCTTTACGGGTCCTACTACAAAGTTCATCTTGCTCATGTCGATGTTGCTGGGTGATAGAATAGTGATGTTGCTGGCCATTTTATCTTGTTGTACTTTCTATACCACAGATTCGATTTAAATCCGTTTTTGATAAAGATAATAAGTATGCCGTTATGCTCGGCCTGTAAAAGTTTAACATCAATGGATCGATGCACATATACAGCAATGACGGGTACGATATTTTGTAAGCGTCACATTAAAGTAAAAATTCCACGTGTTTGGTCAGTTGTAAACAATATTGATCCAAAAGTTATTTTGATTCAAAAAATATGGAGGGGATATCATATTAGACATCTGTTGCGTCTGGCAGGACCAGGTGTATTAAATAGAACAAACTGTGGCAACAAAGAAGAACTGTTTACATTTGATGAAGCTAAAACAGTCAGCCCCTTTGATTATTTTGCATTCGAAGAAAACAAACAAATATACTGGTTTGACATCCGAAGTATATTACAGCATCTTGATGGCGCAAATGAATTAAAAAATCCATACACACGACAGGATATACAGTCAGATGTCAAAAAACGTCTACATAAACTTCATGTCTATCGTCTGCATAGAAAACTTCCAACTTTTCACACAGATGGTCCGTTTAGGCAATTAGATGAAATAGTTGTTAATCGTTTCAGACATATTTCACACATTTTACAAGCAAACGATTTTTTTGGAATTAGTCCCGAAACATTCATGTCGCTTGGCCCTATCAATGTTGATTTTTACGTAGTGTTCTTGCTTCAGGGGTTTACCGAATGGGCACTGGAACATGCTGGTAAGCGAGAATCACGCAGACACAAGTACTTGATTTACATTCACGATCTCCCAATAAAGTTTCAACATTGCACCTATAAGCAGTATATGTATGTTCTTTCAAATATCCTTCTCTTTATTTTAAATGATTGTTCGGATCCATTTCATGCATGTTTTATAATTATGAGTGGATTTCACAGAATGTGATTTAAACAGGTCAGGATATATGTAAGCATACCAACCGCGTTAGAAATGCCTTCCTCTTCTTCTTCAGTTATTTCAAACAAGATGGCCAAGGATACCAAGACGACCAAGACTGCCCCGAAGACCGATGCCGCCGCCCCTGTAGTTGTAGCCCCGGCCGCGAAGGCCCCCCGTGCGAAGGCCGCCTCCAAGACGGAGGTTACGGTGCCTGTTGTTACCGCCCCTGTAGTTGCCGCTGGTGAGGCGGTTGCCGTTGTTGAGGATACGCGCACGGCCGATGCAATCCTCTCCACGCTACAGGATACGCTAAAGGCGATCAGCACGGAGATGACGACGCGTATGCGTGATGCCGTGAAGTCCGCTCTTGAGGCCTCCAAGGCGGTCAAGCGTGAGCTTCGCAGCAAGGGCAAGCGTCACCGCAAGAACCCGGAGGACATGACCGTCGAGGAGCGCAAGACGTACGAGTCTCGCCGCGCCAACAACGCGTTCCTCAAGCTCCGCCCGATCACGGATGAGCTCGCGACGTTCATGGGCCTACCGTCCAAGAGCCAGAAGAGCCAGACGGATGTAACGAAGTTCGTAGCCACCTACGTCAAGGCGCACAACTGCTTTGACCCGAACTTCAAGCGCCGCATCCTACCGGACGCCAAGCTTGGCAAGCTCCTCCGCGTCAAGGATGGCCAGGAGGTTACGTACCTCAACCTCCAGAGCTTCCTCAAGGTTCACTTTGTCAAGCCGGTTGTGCCTGCGTAAATTTCTAGTTTTTTGAAAACTAGTGGTGGAGGAGAATAACTAAACTTAATAAATTACAAAACAGATACCAAACGGTTATCTATTCTGTAAAACGGAAAGAGTATAGACTCATTTGGTGTAGATTAAATAAGATGGAAGAAGTTCCCGATGCAAAAAACTTTGTTGAAACCCGGTTTTGCATAACAAACTATCAACGTTCTAAACTACACCTCGGAGATAATACAAGCGGATATCTGCGAGGTGAAGGACTTGTGTTTCTAATTTATACAGATAGTTCACAAACGTATGAATTTATCTACAATAAGGAGAACAAAGAATTTGGTGAATGGAAAGGTCACCTTGAAGCATGTTGTAATATGAGCTGTGATTACTATGGTTGTGCAGCAAATTATAAGTAAAAACGAATTTAAATAGTTTTTAATTTGACTTGTGATAACAAAATGTCAGTCCCTCAGAAGAACTCTGGTAACAAGAACAAGGGGCAGTCGGCGAGTCGTGATAATCAGGATCGATTGATCCGTAATTTTATTGATGATCTTGCAAAAAATAAGGGATGTGTAGAAGACGTATACATTGGCAAGATTAGTAAGATGTTTGGAAACAGTCGTGTTGAAACTGTGTACCAGAAGAAGGTAAACGATGAAATCTTGGTAGGTGTCGTTCAGGCGGCAATTCCTGGAAAGTTTCAGGGACGAAACAAGCGTCATTTCTGGATTGAAACCGGAAGCTTGGTTCTTGTAGCAGATACAGGTCTTGGATTTGAAATTGTTGGCTTGCTAAGCAGAGATGATATGCAATTAATTAAGAAGTTCACAAAGATCAATCACAATATTTCGGGAGATGAAGTTATTGATGAAGTATTTGAGAAAGCTGACGAGGAAGAACTAAACGTTGATATTATCTAACTCAGAATCTGATAAAATCATTTCATGAGGTAGCTCTAAGTATAAAATTGTACTGAAAAATGGAGTAATGCGGTTGTCAAGAACAGCTGCACGTATTTTTAAATTTTTAGTTACTGTGGTCAATAAACGGTAAAATAATTCATCTTTCTTTATTGTATTTTTAACCTTCATTTTGCAAACTTTACCATCCCATCCGCACAAATTTCCTTTACACAAATTCTTTGAAAACTGACCACACGGTTTGCGAATCTTGCTAATAAATTCTCCAGGATTTTCAATATCAACAAACATTGTAGTAGCAGAGAACCATTTTTCTAATAAGGTTGATGTTATCTTTTTATTAGAAAACTCAACAGCGTCCCGAAGTTGACTGTAATCGTCGGTCGATAAGTCCTTTGCAAGTTGAAATAATAAAAATTCGAATACTTCGGAAGAATAGTTTACATCACGATATACGTTTTGAAGATCAGCAGATGGCTCGCCAAATACTAGATCAGTTTCACCAAATTTTCGAACTGTGTCGGTAATCTCATCATTTTCATGAGTAGTTTTACCTGCTTCAGGCTGAATAGGAATAATTAGGCCAGATGCGGTTACAATTTCAACTTTACGATTTTTATTATCATATACATCTTCCCTCCAAGAATATCCTTTCGAATAACCTTCTGCAATTGGAAGATAATTCATTACATCCTCATATGAAGGTAAACTAAATACATCTTTGTATCCTGATATTTTTGCTTGTCTAACATCTGGTAACTGTGATGGCTTAAATGGTAATATCATTTTACCTTCAATGTAGAAAGCCTGACCCCTTCCAAATGGATCTAAAATAATCGAATAAGTTTCTGCATCTACTTTTCCAAGAATATCCGGCATGATACTAAGTGCATCATTATACGACGGTACTTCGGTTCTACATGAAATATTTCGCAGGCGTTCTACTTCGTGTTGTGTTTTAGTATTAAACTGATCGGTATAAATATTTGATGAATATGCAAAAGAACGGCCACTTACAAAAATACGCGAAAGAATGTCAATATCCTCTTTATTTTGAAGAACAATTATTGCACGATTCTTAGGGCGTGTTATAACTGACGAAAACATACAACCCATCGTGTTAGTATCTGTATATATCCGGAAT